TACCTGTACTCCAATACATTCCACTGTTTCATTCTTATCGTTGACCATAACTGCTGCCACAGAATATTAACAAAGTAATTGACGGGTGATAAATGGCAAGCACTGGCGGCGTTAAGCTCGGCTCAACGTATGATGAGGCGAGAACGCGAAAGGTCAACGCAGAGGCGGAGATTTCGGAGCTGGAGCTTGCAAAGGTTAGAAGCCTGCTAGTTGTCGCGGAAGATGTCGAGAAGGCATGGACTGACACGCTCTCAAACCTGAAGGCAAAGCTGACCAATATCCCATCGAAAGCCGCGCCTCTGGTGGCGAGCGAAACGGAGGCTGGCATTATCCAAGCAATGCTTGCCGATCTCATCAACGAAGCACTCGAAGAACTGAGCACATATGACCCAGCCTTATCAGCGTCACGGACTCGCAAACCTAAAGAGCCATTTGAAGAGGGCAATGCTGGCCCTGAAGCCGCCGCCACGCCTAAGCGTAAGCGAGTGGGCAGACCTTCAAAGACGACTAGACTCACAGACTAGCGCCGAGGCTGGCATCTGGCGAACGTCTCGCGCAGAGTATCAACGGGGAATGATGGACGCTTGCTCAGATCCAAGCGTGAGAGAATGCGTAATCATGGCAGGAAGTCAGCTGGGAAAATCAGAGGTTTTGCTAAACCAAATTGGATTTCACATAGACCATGATCCATGCCCGATTCTAATGCTACAGCCGACAGAATCAATGGCCCAATCCTTCTCGAAAGACCGAATTGCCTCTGGTTTGCTGCGATCAACGCCGTGCTTGTTTGGTAAAGTCAAAGATCCGCGAGCCAGAGACTCGAACAATACCACTTTGCACAAGGTCTTTCCCGGCGGCAGTATCAGTCTGGTCGGGGCAAATAGTCCGGCGGGTTTAGCGTCACGCCCGATCAGGATAGTACTAGCTGATGAGGTTGACAGATTCCCGGCATCTGCTGGCAGTGAAGGAGATCCACTCTCACTGGCAAGAAAACGAACATCGACATTCTGGAACCGGAAGATAATCGCGGTATCAACGCCAACCATCAAGGGCGTATCACGCATCGAGGACGCATACGAGAAAAGCGACAAACGCGAATATTACGTTCCGTGCAAACATTGTGAGTATGAGCAAACTTTGAAGTGGGCAAGCGTTCGCTGGGTTGATCGAGATCCCGACACCGCCAGCTATTTATGCGATGAATGCGGGACGCTCTGGACTGACGCAGATCGAAGGTGGTCAGTTAGAAACGGACAATGGGTTGCCGGGGAAGACTTCAAAGGTATCGCTGGCTTCAAAATCTCTGGCTTATATTCGCCTTGGACGCCGTTGGCTGATGGCGTTCGTGAGTTCTTATCGGTCAAGAAGAACCCAGAACAACTGAAGGTCTGGACGAATACCTATTTGGGCGAAGTTTGGGAAGACTTTGGTGAGTCGGTCGATGAATTAAACTTAATGGAGCGCCGCGAGCATTTCGACAAGGTTCCAGAAGGCGTGGTTATGGTCGTTTGCGGGGCAGACGTGCAGGATGATCGGCTTGAAGTAACCTTTCTTGGGATAGGACGAGATGAGGAAAGCTGGGTGCTGGATCACCAGATACTCTGGGGCGATCCTTCAACGCCGCAATTATGGACGGCGCTGGATTCTCAGATTGCTAGAACGTTTGAGACTGAAGGCGGTCGAGAGATGGCGGTGAGATCCACAGCAATAGACTCAGGCGGTCACTTCACCAACACTGTTTACCAGTATGCGGCGCGGAACTTCTCCCGTCGGGTGTTTGCTATTAAAGGTGTAGGCGGGGAAGGCAAGCCAATCTCGGGCAAGCCTTCTCGAAACAATACGGTGAAATGTCGGCTCTTTCCTGTCGGTGTTGACACGGTGAAAGATCTCGTTTTCGCAAGGCTTAGAATCCAAGAAGAGGGGCCGGGATACATTCATTTTTCAGACACGCTCAATGACGAATACTTCAGGCAGCTAACGGCAGAGAAAATAATTGTCAAATTTGTTCGCGGTTTTAAGCGTAGGGTCTTTACAAAAATAAGGCCGCGTAATGAATCTTTAGACTGTTTCGTGTACTCTTTAGCGGCTTATACTATAATAAATACAAATGTTAATAGCATTGCTGCGAGACTTGAGGCAAAATCGGGAAGAACCGAGCCTGTTGAAGAAGCTGAAGTGATCGAACCGCCTATAAAGCGCCGACCTATTCAGCGCAGAGCCAGATCAAATTACACTAATTCTTGGCGATAAAATGGCGAATTTGTTCGATCGTTCGAATTATCCAACTCAGGAACCGGCAACGCTGGCATCTGGCGACCGCTGGGCTTGGAAAAGATCGGACTTTGTTGGGTCTTATCCAACTGCTGATTATTCTCTGACCTATGAATTTCAAGACGATTCCGGCGGTGGCTCTGCAAACGCCTTTACAATTACGGCTGTCGAAACCACAGACGCTTATATTGTCGAAGTTCCATCAGCAACCACCGCCGCGTATTCCGCCAGCACTTACCGCTGGGCAGCTTTTATTACCAAGACAGCAGACTCTCAGCGCGTCACGGTTGACGCTGGCTTTCTTACGGTTGCCGCTAACTATGCCGACACCACCGTAGACCAAAGAAGCCACGCCAAAAAGGTGCTGGATTCCATTCAAGCGGTCATGGAAAACAGAGCCACGATAGACCAAAGCTCTTTCTCTATTGCCGGCAGGAGCCTATCACGCATGTCAGTTGATGAATTGTTTCAATACCGCGACCGATATCAGACCGAATACAACGCAGAAATCAAACGCGCTAGAATCAAGAACAAAAAACCCACCGGCAACATGATCGGGGTGCGTTTCTGATGGCTTGGTACAACCCGTTTGAAAGCAAGAAAGAAACTCGAAAAGCGATTCCGCTAGTTAAACGCTCGTTCAAAGGTGCTTCTGGCGGTCGGTTGTTTGCTGATTTCTTCAGCAGTTCCGCTAGTGCCGACCAAGAACTGAAGCAGGCGCTGGTTACTTTACGCAACCGCAGCCGAGAGCTGTCAAGAAACGACGCCTATGTTTCTCGATATCTGAATCTTCTCACGTCTAACGTGGTCGGAGCGTCAGGGATCAGGGTAAACAGCAAAGCGCGTGATGCAGACGGAACACTTGACCAAGTAGCCAACACGATCATCGAGAGCGCATGGAAAAAGTTTTCGAAGAAAGGCAATTGCACGGTTGACGGTCAGCAGTCTATGATTGATTGCCAGAAAATGTTTATCGAAGCATTGGCGCGAGATGGCGAGGTCTTGATTCGGCAGATAACAGATCCGGCAAGTGAGTTCGGTTACAGAATTGAATTCTTGGAATCAGATCATCTGATAGACACAAAAAACGAAACGTTTACAAACGGTAACCGCATTGTGATGGGTGTCGAGATAAACCAAAACCGCCGCCCGGTGGCTTATCATTTGTATAAAAACCATCCAAGTGATCTTGGAACCGGTCAAAGCAACGAGACAATCAGAGTCCCAGCGGAAGAAGTGATTCACGCCTTTATCAGACAGCGGCCAGAGCAGACCCGAGGGTATCCTTTTGTCGCGTCGGTCATGTCTAACATTAAGATGCTGAACGGTTATTACGAAGCTGAGATCGTTGCGGCGCGGGTAAGCTCTGCCAAGATGGGTTTCTTCACGACTCCCGCTGGTGATGGTTACGTTGGCGATGATCTTCAGGATGACTATACTCCGATATCAAACGCGGAAGCTGGCGTCTTCGAGCAATTACCTGCTGGGATGGATTTTAAGCCATTCGACCCAGCGCATCCCACGACGGCGTTTGACTCTTTCAGTACGGCGGTTCTCAGGTCGATTGCGAGTGGTTTAAACATATCATATCACTCTCTTTCTAATGACCTTTCAAGCGTTAACTATAGCTCTCTGCGAGCGGGTAGCCTTGAAGACCGCGACCAATATCGAATGCTTCAGAAGTTCATGGTTGAACATTTTGTTGAACCTGTATTTCGATCGTGGTTAAAAAACGCAATGACCAAATCGGTCAACCTTCCGATTCAAAAGTACGATAAGTTTGCAGACGGCGTTTCTTTTATTCCTCGTTCGTGGGGTTGGGTAGATCCGCAGCGCGAAATGAATGCGCACATTGCCGGTCTTCAGAATGGAATCGTGACTTATCAAGACATC